GCAAGAGACTTAGCACATCATGGCCCAAATACTCATAACTCTATAGCTCAACAGATTATATCCGACTTGAATCCCATATTAGGATAAATACTAGTATGAAGATAAATGATATCATTATTGAGACAACAACAGCAGGTGGCATGGCCACAGTTGCTCAACCTATGGGTAAAATGCAAAGAAGACCTAATCCTAGTATATATAGCAAAAAGAAAAAAACAACAGAAGATCAAGTTCCATATTTACAACGTCCTAATTCAGGATATAGAAAAGCAGTAAACGATTTTTTAAGGATGAACCCTGGAAAAACAGAAGAGGATTGGAAAAGTCTATTACCTAATCAGCAAGAGAAGTATTTAAACCCACATCTTGAAGGTAAATCTCCTCATAAAAAAGGCACTAAAAAATACAAAAAACACATGGCGGCCATGCACGCCGGGTAGTTATGAGAGCAGTCAAAGATAAAAACAAATACCTTAATTTAATCAGTAGTACTGAGGCAAGGCTGTTCAATAAAGTTGACTTATCAGGCTTTGTTAGTGTAAATACATTAGACGAAAGAGAGCAATATATTGCAGAAGAACTATATAAAAAAGACGTACTGCAAAAAATACAGAAAGGTGAACAAGTTGGCTACAAAATCTACCCACAAAAGGAAAAATTATAACAAAAAGCATCTTGCTAACAAGTTAGATAATTTAGCAAAGAAAGTTGCTAAACGTAATATTTTTGTAGTAGAAAAAACTGATCCTGGCTACAATATTATTAATTATTTAGACAAGTCAGTATGTGTTGAAAATGTACCTTTTCTCAGTATAGCTCAAACTGCCACAAAAAACTTTAATAAAGCAGAGAAAGATACTATTGGTAATGGATTTAGAAATATGCAAAGTCATGTAGACAAGTACTTCAAACACTACATGGACTTACAATTTTACAAACACACAATAAAAACTAGTGAAGATAAGACAAAAGTTTTTACTGCTGGAGTTAGAATGCAAGATAGTTTATTCTTTATCAAAGAAGCAAAGAGACATCTAACATATTTTTAGTCAATAAATCTTCCAGAAATGATAAATAAGAAGTATATTACATATACTTAGGAAGAAACTATGTTTATTAGAGATTTTAATCAAAACGGTCAATCTAAAATTGACAAAATTAACAAACTGTTAAAAGAAGAATTTGGCATGAATATCAAATCAGTCTACCCTGAAAAGGCTAAGATTGAAAAGTTATTGGAAATGTCAAACCAGGCTATCGTAAAAATGAAAGATTCGGTCAAGAACTTTCAAATACAGCCAGAGTATGCAAAATATCTTGGTATTAGAGATATTATGGAAACAGTTCTTAATGAAGGACTATATGCAGATTCACCAGCAAACATCCAAATGAAAGAAAAACTGTGTGCAGAAGTACAACAGATGATGGATAGCGGATATACAGAATCAGAAGCAGTAACAAATTGTATGGTTAACTTTAAAAAAGGCCCAACAGCTCACAGCGAAGAATGGGCACTTCCTATAGTAATGATGGCGGCAAAACAGTATATGCAAGACAGTAATTGTGAATCACTAGAAGAGATTGCTACTGAAGGCCCTAACACAGAATTAAATGAATATCTATTAAGTGAACTTGCTAAAGAGATTGGTATACAGTTATCAGATCATGACAGCATGAATGCTATAGAAGAAAGACTAAATGCATTTGCTACAGCATCAGGCAAAACAAAAGAATCAGTTGTTGGCTTCCTAAACGGTCTTGAAGAAGATGCAGTAGGAAACGGTATTAAATTCTTTGGTGCCAAAATTGCAAAAGAGAACTTTGCACTCGCGGCCGCAGAAGCAGACGGTGAGGAATTTGAATATCCTAAAGGTTCAGGCAAGATGCACAAAAATACTATGAAGAAAGATACAGCAGATAAAATTAACAATGAAAGCATGTTTGACAGTATTATAGACGAAATGCTTTCAGAAGAAGTTGAGTCAGTTGAAGAAGCAGAAGTTGTAATGGCTGTTAGAGCATTAGCAGACGATATTCAAGATCACGTAGAAAGACTAGGCAGAATGGTAAATGAAGATTTACCAGCAATAGCAGATCAAATGGTAAACGAGTTTGGTGCAGACCAGGCCGCTACATTTAAAAGTGAGGCAGAAGCAGTTTTAAACTCAGCATTAGAAAGTTCAAAACAGGCAAAAGATGGTGTTAATGGATTAGTTGGAAGTATTACTGGTGAAGATATGGGCCTAGGCGGAGATGATATGGGTAGCATAGAAGATCCATTAGGTGCAGACAGCCCAATCGATGATATGGATATGCCAGAACCAGAAATGGATATTAATGAACCAGCGGCGGCAGGACCAACAGATGAGCCTCTAGGTAGAGCACCTGTAGAGGTGTAAAAATGCTCATAAACGAGGTTATAGCAGTAGTAGAAAAAGATGAGGACTTTGAAGCAGGATTACTAGCCAAAGTTCAAGATATTCTTACAGTTGCTATGTCTAGAGACATTGAAAAAGTTTCTACAAAAAAATTCCTTAAAATTTTAGATGCAAATGGTTATAGAGATTTAACCATGGACCAATTAAAGTTAGCAGTCAATACAAGTGGCTTTGCTAACAGCATAGACGACGATATTATTGTACCCAAAGACGAGTTAGGTGCAGATATAGATACTGAGGAAGATCCTTCAGTAGATGTAGGGGCAATGGCAGGAGACCAAGCTCTATCAGATATTAAGGCGGAACTATAATGGCTAATATTTTTGTAAATGCCACACAGGCAAGAGCTAACAGCAGAAACAATGTAGTTATTCATGGCGAAATTAAAACTATAGAATCCGAAGTTTTTGCAAATATTGATTCAGGCATACTATATGCAAACGTTGTTTCAAGTTCTACAATGACAAACAGTAATGTATATTACTATGTTTGGAATGGAACAACAACAGATCCCACAAAACTAGATCAAATTAACTATGTTAAAAAATATTTTACTGATTTAGGCTATGGTGTTTCCATAAAAACAAATACCAGTTCAAATAATACTATTACCTGGAACGTTTCCTGGTAAATAGACATATAACGAACAACTTAAAACAATTTAAATGCTAAAAAACAAATTCGAATACCCTACTCTGCGAAGAGAAACCCAAGCAAACGGAAAAAGGCAATATGTTGGAGACGACAGTATTCCTGTGCCAAGTGTAACTACAGTATTAAGCGAAACAGGAGATAAAACTGCTTTACTTAACTGGCGTAAACGTGTAGGCGATGCTGAAGCAAATCGTATAAGCCAAGAAGCCGCAGGACTAGGTACTAAAGTGCATAATGCAATAGAAAAATATGTATTGAACGAAGAGTACGAAATCAAAGGCAACAATCATATCAGCATAATGGCTAAAAACATGCTGGAAGAAATGATAGAGCAAGGATTAAGCAAAGTGGATGAACTATGGGGTGTTGAAGTAGGTTTAATTGCCGCAGGTTTATATGCTGGAACTTCAGATGCTATAGGAGTATATGATGGACAAGATGCTATAATTGATTTTAAGACTGCTAAAAAAATTAAGAAACGTGAATGGATTGAAGATTACTTTATGCAAGGTTGTGCTTATGCATTAGCACATAATGAAATGATGGGCACAGAAATAAGTAAAGTTGTTATCTTAATGGTTGATAGAGAAGGCAAATTTGCTGAATTTACTATAGAAGGTGAGGAATTCGAGCAATATTGTGATAAATGGTCAAATAGATTAGCAGATTATTACGCAAAGGTTTCATAAACTTTTCGGAAAATGATAAATACTAGGTAATAGGAGACTTATTTAGTATGGCAACGAGCAATAACACAGTAGTAGTATCAAGGATACAGAACCGCAGAGGACTTAAACAAGATCTTCCTCAACCACTCCGCTCTGGAGAAATAGGCCTTGCTACAGATAGCAGACAAGTTTTTATAGGTGGAGACGAAACGAACTCAACACTTAATAAAACAGTTATATACGAAACAACTGACAATGCAAGACAAGTTGTAGACAGTATTGCGAAGAATCAAATTATTGAATTTAATGTACCACACAGAAGATACAATACAAGTTTAGATGGTTTAGACGGTACTGCTAAAAGTTTTACATATACAGGTAGCAGTGATGTTAGTATAACAAATAGTTCTAGAGATGTATTTAGAAATACTGTTGGTGCAGGAGATGTTGTAAGTATAGAATCTGGTGCGGCCTTTGATGCCGATGATCTTACTGTAGTAAAAAATGGTACTATATTATTAGGAAATAACACAGCATCAGCAGGTAATTTAACAACTGAGGATTACATTTTTTCTTCAGGAACATCTTTAGGAAATGATCATACCATTACATTTAAAACTATTCCATTAACTAGCGACGATATAGGTATTACATATTATGGTAATTCTGCAGTCATTAGGGCATTAGACGGTGCAAGTAATAGTGATGCAAATATTAAACCTGGATATACTACTTTAACCAACTTCTATAGCAGACAAAATATTCCTACATTTTTACAAATTCCTACAGACCTCATAGTAGTTAATGCTACAACAGGAACAGGATATATTGGATTACAACATAAACATACCGCAGTTATATCAACAAGCACAGCAGATATTACTACTTTAGGATTTACTAATTTACTAGTAAGTAGAAGTAGTGATAAAGTAACTGGTATTACTTTTGCTGAATCTTCTGATACATTTACACTACCATACACAAATGCAGATCAAAAATATTCTGTATCAGCAAACAATTATAACCGTGTATACATACAGGATAGCACAGTTTCCGCAGTAAATGGAGTACATAATATTACTGCCGCAAATGCCACACATTTTCAGTTTGCAATAAGTGGATATAGTGGTGCTACAAGTGGAACATTATCTCATACAAGAGTTTTACAATTTGACTTATCAGGTGCACCATCAAGTGGTAATGTAACAACTGCATTAAATACTGTAACAGGAATAGTTAATAATAGAGGAAATATTATTACAACAGGTAGTGCAGGTAATGTTACTACAGCATCGTGGCCAAGTTTACAATTACTGCCACAATTTAATCCAGAAACAGGTAATCAATTATCTTCTTCGCAGGTTTATTTTACACACCAATCTGCACAAAGTAGTACACCAGCAAACTTTACATTACACGAAAGTGGTAGTACATTAACAAACTTAAAACTCACAGCCAAAGAGTATAAGAGATCTACTGACACAGTTAAAGCACAACTAGAAGAGTTTTTAGTTGATGCAATGATAGATTCAGAGCTTAGTCTTTTTGAATCTATAAAAACTAATCAAGCATACACAGATGATAATAATACAACAACTGAGTTAGATCCATACGTTTTAAATACAAATACAGAAGGAACAGAAATAACTTTCAATAGTAATGAAGAAGCCAGAAACTTCTCAACTCTTGTAAACAAATTATACTTTGAATACAGTATATATAATACACCAGGAGCAGGTGGACTAGGAAGTTTATCAGTAAGTTCACGTGGTTTAACAAACGTTAAAAACAATATACAATTACAAACTGCCGAAGGTGCCGCAAGTGGACTACCTGATGTAGGATATGATTCAACAGAAACTGCAAGTGTACCACAACAGGCAAATACAGCCATTAAGACATTTGATATGACAACATATGATACCTTTGTAATAGACTACAGTATAGATTTTAGAAATGGTGTAAACTTATACAGAAAAGTTGGACTGTTACAGTTATCAAGTTATGACTATGGTTCAGGACAACCTGCAGACGTAGTTATACAGGATTATGGTACTGACAAAGCAGTTGGTACAGTAGCAGGTAACGTTCAGTTTACTGCAAATGTATCAAGTAGTGTATTAACATTAACAGCAATCAGTAGTGTAAACCAGTCTTGCAATATGAAATATATTGTTAGAAAATGGAACGCACCTTTAACATAATGATTGATGTTCTTAAAGACTCATAGCCCATCAGATAGATTAAGAATTTGGAGAGAGATAAGACATAAGGAACATTTGTCTGCACAATCTCTTGTAAATGATTTTTCTAACATAAAAATACTATCACGTTATTTAGATTACTATACACCTAAAAGTTGGCCAAGTCCTTTTGAAATATTATCAGAGGGTTACTTATGCCAATCAGGTGTTACACTATTACTTACATCTACATTAATTAATAAAGGTTTCATAACTAGCAATGAATTAATCTTTCCAGTGATAAGTAATAACATAAACGGAGACTCTGGAATAGTACTTTTAGATAACGATAACGTTTATAATTTTACTCCAGGTAAAATTGAAAGTTGGGAATACGTTAAAGATAATTCAACTGTATTCCAAACACATAAATTAGATAAAAATAAACTTTCTTATTGACTTTTATACAGTTATATAGTAGAATTATTCTGCGATAAATATTACTTTACAATACAGAATTTTAGGAACAAACACACATGCAAGTTAAGAAAAGAGACGGCACACTAGAAGATTTAAATATAGAAAAGTTACACAAAGTGGTAATGTATGCATGTGAAGATATTTCAGGTGTTAGTGCAAGTGAAGTAGAAATCAATTCTAAAATTCAATTCTTTGATAAAATAGTTACAGAAGATATTCAAGAGACACTTATTAAAAGTGCCGCTGATCTTATCTCAGAAGAAGCACCAAACTATCAATATGTGGCAGGTAGATTAATTAATTATCATTTGCGTAAGCAAGTATATGGAACATTTACTCCACCTTGTTTGTGTGATATTATTCAAGACAATATAGACAAAGGGTTTTACGATCCTGAGTTTACTGAACTATATACAAAAGAAGAAATAAATCAGTTACAAGAATTTATTGATCATGGTAGAGATGAAGTTTTAACTTATGCGGCCATGGAACAATTTCGCGGAAAGTATCTAGTACAAAACAGAAGCACTGGAGAAATATTTGAGACACCACAAGTTGCATACATGATGATTGCGGCGACTTTGTTTAGTAACTACCCAGTAGAAAACAGAATGAGCTATGTAAAAGCCTATTATGATGCTATTAGCACATTTAAAATTTCCTTGCCTACGCCAGTTATGGCAGGTGTTAGGACACCACAAAGACAATTTAGTTCATGTGTACTTATTGAAACAGATGACAGTTTAGACAGTATTAATGCAACAAGTAGCAGTATTGTAAAGTATGTAAGTCAGAAAGCAGGTATTGGCATTGGTGCTGGTAGTATTAGAGCTGTAGGTTCTAAAATTAGGAGTGGAGATGCAACTCACACAGGTGTTATTCCTTTCTATAAAATGTTCCAGTCAGCAGTTAAGTCATGCTCACAAGGCGGAGTAAGAGGCGGAGCGGCAACATTATACTATCCTATTTGGCATTTAGAAGTTGAGGACTTATTAGTATTAAAGAATAATAAGGGCACAGAGGATAACAGAGTGCGTCATATGGACTATGGTGTACAGTTTAACAAACTGATGTACGAAAGACTTATTACTGGTGGTAATATTACTTTGTTTAGTCCTAATGATGTACCAGGATTATATGATTATTTCTTTAATGATCAAGACAAGTTTAAAGAGTTATATGAAAAAGCAGAACGTATGACTAGTATTAGAAAGAAAACTATTCCTGCTATAGAATTATTTAGTAATTTTGTAACAGAAAGAAAAGACACAGGTAGAATATACTTAATGAATGTTGACCATGCCAATACTCATGGGGCATTTTTAGAAGATATAGCACCAGTAAAACAAAGTAATTTATGTTGTGAAATAGATCTACCTACTAAGCCATTAAAAGATGTAAACGATCCAGATGGTGAAATAAGTTTATGTACATTAAGTGCTGTAAATTGGGGAGTAGTTAAAGATACTACAGAAATGCAAAAGATATGTAATCTAGCAGTTAGAGGACTAGATGAACTTTTAGATTATCAAGAATATCCTATATTGGCGGCACAATTAAGTACAATGAATAGACGCCCACTAGGTGTTGGTATCATTAACTTTGCATATTGGTTAGCAAAACATGACACCACTTATCAGGAACCTAATTTAGAATTAGTAGATGAATGGGCAGAAGCATGGAGTTATGGACTTATTAAAGCAAGTGCCGATTTGGCAGTTGAAAAAGGTGCATGTCCTAAAAATATGGAAACAAAATATGGACAAGGTATCACACCTAACCAAACATATAAAGAAGATGTTGACGATTTAGTGAAGCATAAAGAGAGACAAGACTGGAAAGATTTAAGGAAACAATTAAAAGAAACAGGTATTAGAAACAGTACACTAATGGCATTAATGCCTGCAGAAACATCTGCACAAATTAGTAATAGTACAAATGGTATTGAACCACCACGTAGTTATGTAAGTATAAAGCAAAGCAAACATGGTGTACTGAAACAAGTAGTACCTGGATATCCATACTACAAAAATAAATATGATTTACTGTGGGACCAAAAGAGCCCACAGGGCTACCTAAAAATTATGGCAGTATTACAAAAGTATATAGACCAAGGTATTAGTGTAAACACTAGTTATAACCCTGAACATTATGAAGATGAGAAGGTTCCAATGAGTGTTTTAATACAAGATATACTGATGTTTTATAAATACGGTGGCAAACAATTATACTATAATAACACTTATGATGGACAGGGCGAAATCGATGTACACAAAGACGACGTTCAGGACGACCTAGCCATTACAGAAATTGACGATGAAGATTGCGAGAGTTGTAAAATATGACAAGTAATGATTTAAAACAATTAGGTTTTACCAAGGCAGGTGATGTTGATGTAGTTATCAGAAATGATGTACCAGACTTAAATGCTACACATACACCATTTGCAAGTGAAGTAAAGTCAGGGGTATATTGTTGGGTACTTGTAAACGATACTAATAAAAAAGAAGAAGTAATTTATATAGGTAAATATGGAAAGTCTATAAAAAAGAGATGGGGTGAACACAGGCAAGGTTTCAGAGGTGGTAGTGGTACAGGTATCAAAAATGCAGAATACATTATACAGCAATTAGCAGAAACTGATATTAGAATGGAATTATGGGGTAAGCAGAGTCATACTGAAGAATTTTCTTACACTAATATAGTAGGAACAGAAATAAGAAAAACTTTTTCTACCTATAGTGTAGATGAAGAAGATCTAATAGCATTCTATATGCAAAAGAACGGAAAAAGACCAGCATTAAACAGAACAAGAGGCGGAAATTAAAAATGACTGTATTAGATACAAAAAATAAAACACACCATACTAAAGCAACAATGTTCTTAGATCCTTCAGGCGGTCCTGTGGTACAAAGATATGATACTTTAAAGTATAAACAGTTTGATAAATTAACTGATAAGCAATTAGGTTTCTTTTGGAGACCTGAGGAAGTAGATATAGTTAAAGATGCTACTGACTTTAAAAACCTTACTGACTTTGAGCAACATATATTTACAAGTAATTTAAAGCGACAAATTATACTTGATAGTGTACAAGGTCGTTCACCTAATCTGGCTTTTCTGCCTATAGTGAGTCTACCAGAATTAGAAACCTGGATAGAGACTTGGGCATTTAGTGAAACTATACATAGTAGAAGTTATACACACATTATCAGAAACGTATATCCTGACCCAAGCAAAGTTTTTGATGAAATGCTAGACATACAAGAAATATGTGATTGTGCAGATAGCATTACAGAAAATTATGACAAACTAATTGAATATAATCTGTTACGAGATAAAGGTTACAAAACGTATGATGAGTATGAGCATAAGAAAAGAATATGGTTAGCACTTATGAGTGTAAACATATTAGAGGGTGTACGTTTTTATGTATCATTTGCTTGTAGTTGGGCATTTGCTGAACTAAAAAGAATGGAAGGCAATGCTAAAATTATAAAACTTATTGCTAGGGACGAAAATGTACACTTAGCAAGTACACAGCAGATGTTAAAATTTCTACCTAAAGATGATCCAGACTTTGAAAAAATAAGAAAAGAAACTTATAACGAATGTACCCAGATGTTTATTGATGCAGTAGAGCAAGAAAAAACTTGGGCAGATTACTTATTCAAAGACGGTAGCATTATTGGACTAAATGCAGAACTATTAAAGCAATATGTAGAATTTATTGCGGCCAAACGAATGCACGCCGTTGGGCAGGAGAAGATATATAATAGTGGTACCAATCCATTACCTTGGACTCAAGCATGGATTACAGGTGGATCAGTACAAGTTGCTCCACAAGAGACAGAAATATCATCATACGTTATAGGTGGTACCAAACAAGACGTAGACGATAACACATTTAAAGGTTTTAGTTTATAATGTATAAAGACAAATTAAAAGAAAATTTAGGAAAAGTAGTATCAGTAAAAACTACAGCAGGTATAGAATTAATAGCAACATTACATGGTTTTGATGAAAAAAGTTTAACTTTAACTTTAGATAAACCTAGATTAGTTGTTGTTGCTGAAGACAGTATTGCCGTAGTTCCATATACTTTTACTAGTAAATCAGACGAAGTATTTATTTTAAGAGAGCAGTACTTATCAGTAGATGTTTCCTTAGAAAACAGTTCAACAGACTATTTAAAATTATTAGAAGATACACAATAATAGTAGATAAATAATACTATGCCAAGTGTAGCGAAAAAATTAAGTCTGGTTGGTACTGGTATTATAACTAATACAAAAGTTCAAACAGTTAAAGTAGAAGGATTGCCTATTGCAACTTTAGGCGACATGGTATCTACTCATGGCGAAGCACCACATATTAACCCTGTCATCGTAGGAGGTTGCTCATCAACTGTATTTGCGGAAGGACAACCTGTAGCAATGGTGGGTTCAAAAGCAACATGTATGCATAGTGTAACAATAGGTGCGGCTACAGTAAATGTAGGCCTCTAATGGCTAACCTAGTTTCTGTACGTGGACCTCACGCCAGAAACACTAATGATATAATAAGAATACAATGGAACATGGGTAACTCATGTAATTATTCTTGTGACTATTGTCCTCCTATTTTACACAATGGAAGTAAGCCTTGGTTAAGCAAACAGCAGTACATAGACGCAATAACGCGACTGTCTTCGCATTACAACGCATTAGACAAACAGACAGAGTATGAATTAATAGGTGGTGAGGTAACTGTAATACCTGGATTTGAAGACATAATTAAAACAATTAGTGAACATAATTCCACTAGTATAGTTTACACCAATGCTAGTAGAACAGTAAATTGGTGGAGTAAAGCAAAACAGTATATGGATAGTGTTATTCTAACGTATCATCCACTTACACAAGACGCTGATCATTTTATGGCTG